CTAAGAAGAAAGATGATAAGGATATTGATTCGGGCAAAAAAGAAAAGGTTGACGTTGATCCTAAGTTAGACGAATCAATGTTTAAGAAAAAGTATGGTAGTCGCTGGGAAGCTGTGATGGAAGCGACCTCTCAAAAATTGGCTATGAAAAATACTAAATAAGTAACAATAACGAAATATCTTAAGAGGATAACGAAATGAGTTTATGGGGTAATAAAGACCTGAAGACAGGTTCAGGAACTGGCACTGTAGTAGTGTCAGCTGCTAATAGCACTGTTGAAGCCGCTGGCGGCGGTGATCTGTCAGTATTCGCTGTTGGCGATTTCTTAAATGTAGGCGGCAATGACTATGTATTCACTGCTATTGCTAACGCATCAATTGCTACTGTTCGTTCTGGCATTAATGGCGGCGCATTAGTTGGCGCTCAAGCTAACGGAGCATATGTAGTATCCGAGAAGCCTTTGTACGTTGTGTACTCTGAAGCTAACGGCGATGCTAGTAAGATCTTCGGCGTAGATACAGACGAAATGGCTTATGCTAACACTGCTGGTACTGAGGCTGATGCAGTTCCTCACGCTGGTTGGGTTCGTCGAACCGAAGGTTCAGGTGGTCGCGCTGGTCGCGTATCATACGAAGTATTGGTTGCTGGAAGCTCTATCTCTGGCGATGCGGCTGATGACGCTCAACTTCCAGAATAAGGAATTAAAAGATGGCCGATAAAAAGGTTACAAACTTAGATGCTCTGACTCTAGTGTCAGGTGATGACCTTTTTATGGTCGTCGATTCGCCTGCTGGCGTTCCCACGAATAAGAAGATTACTGCCTCAAATTTATTTGGCGACCTGAGAGTCCCATTAAGTGTGAGCGGTAATACTATGACTATTTCTGCGAATGCCACGGTTACTGGTGAGCTGCGATTAACACCAAGTACACCTGGATCAAGTAATACCACCACTGAAAATATTGGGTCTGGTAAGATCTGGTATGATAGTACATACCTATATATTGCTGTAAGTAATACAGCTATTAAACGAGTGCTGCTGAGCGAATTCTAATATATGTTTGAAAACTTGACGGAAGACAACTTCCAAATATTTGCTATGAAATGTTATACAAACCCGCACTGCGCGGACTTATTAGAATTTCAAGACGACCTAAAGAGAATCAGGTACGTCAAGCGACTGTTTAAGAAGTATAGAGATACAGGCGAATTAAAGGAACGGTTGATACTCAACCATTTGATTGTCATTTACAATATGTTTGAGGCAAGGCCAGCGACAAGAATGCTGTTCCTGAAGCTTGATGGCTATTACGAGTATCTCAAACCGTTCCTCATATTCCTCGGGTATTATCCAACTGAACTTGGTTTGGTAAATGGTGATCGTGTCCTTGATTGTGATATATCATTGGACGTTCAAATTGTTAAGACGCTAAGGGGCATTTAATGGCTGGTAAGTTTTCAGATTTAATATTGGTCTACCAATTCATTAAGAGGCTCACTACACCGTTTGATAAGACTGAAGCGTTTAAGCTGGGCATTATTGACGGTAGCGGTAAGAAGGTGAAGTCACCTGAGACTACTGCCGAAAAGAACTCATATGGTTATTATGACCGCATGGTGTTTAATCTTAAAAAGATGCTGGAGAAAGTTCCTGGGGGCAAGTCTAAGATCGGTTCTTATGCTGCTGCGCTTTTCCTCATCAAAGAAGGTGACACCAGCAAGCAAGATTTTAACGAAACCGAATTACGAGAAGGGTTATACGAAGCAATGGATGAACTCAATCAACTTCAAGAAAAAGATTTCAATAAGTTATTTGAAGAAACTAATGTTACTGGTGCGGCAGTTGCTGGTACTGGCGACGACCCAGTACATTGGAAGAAGCCAGACGCTCGTAAGAAAGAAACTAAAGCATTCCTGAAAAGATACCTTGACCAATCGGCCAAGCGTAAGAAAATTAAAGAAAGAAAAGACTTCATGTCAAGGTTCGGGTTATAAGATATGGCACAGTATAGAATAGACAACCAAGAATACTTAGCAAATGGGACTACTATTTTCGAAGTCAACATGCTGTCTGATAAAGATGGTAATATTATTAACACCTTCGGAGCGGCATCTAATATCCCATTAGCAAATGGTGATTTAGACGGATACACTCCCGTACATAAGTTTGGTGCGCTTGACGGTACTATCGGTACTGGTTGGTCAACTATTTGGACTGGCGGAGAAACAACTGGGCAACAGTTGTATCCTTGGCCAGCTATCGCTGACGCTAGTGTCGTTACTGTCGTATCTGATGACGGTGCTGACATAACTGATGTTACATTAGAAGGGTTGGATGCTAACTATGCCTTCCAGACTGAAACTATTTGCCTGACTGGAGAAACTCCTGTAACTGGCACCAAGACTTGGCACAGAATAAACCGAGCATTTATGTCTGGTACTGCCACTAATGTCGGCACTATTGTTGTTAAGAATGCAACACCTACTGTTATCACAGAGATTAAAGAAGGGCGTGGACAATCACTACAGGCATTCTATACAGTACCCGCAGGTTGTACTGGGTTCCTAAACACTGTACAGATGACAGCAAGTAAGAATCAGGCAGTAGAGATTGCTATGTTTGCCCGTCCTTTTGGTGGCGCATTCCGAGTCGTTAGTGGAGTGTACTTATTCCAAAGTGACCACACTATCGAGTATGCTACTCCGATTAAGTTTACCGAGAAGACCGATATTGATGTGCGGGCTATTGGCGCTGCTAATGGTGTTCTTTCTGCGGCATTTGATATGATGATTGTAGCAAACACGGTACTGCCAGCGTGAGAACTATAGCCGAAATGGCAAAGCGAAACACTCCTGCTAAGGGTGGCAAAGAATTCGGTAGCCTCTTTGAGAGCTGCAGCTCGAATACGCCAAAGAAAGAAAGCGCGTTGAGTACAGCGAAGGTTACATTGACGAAGATAAGTGAGTTGAAGAGAAACATAAAGAGGTAATTATGTTCAGAATATACATGTTTTTGGCATTATTTGCGGTTGTGGGAGGGTCTTTATATGGCGCTTATGCTTACTACAAGGACTCACAGGCTCGTATCTCTCAACTAACAGCTAATAACGCCACTCTCAAGTCAGCAAATCAATCTAATTTAGCAACCATAGATTCTATGCAAGCAACTGCTCAGCTTCAAGCTGCGTTGACAAAAGACTTACAAGTTAATTTACAACAAGCTGAGCAATATCAGGATAAACTGATTGGCCAATTGCGTAAGCATGATTTGACCAAACTCAGCCTAAAGAAACCTGGACTAATTGAGACGAGAATAAACAATGGGACATCAGCGCTATTTAAAAGCATTGAGTCTGATACTGCTAAGTAGCATATTTCTATCAGGCTGTAATACATATCGGGCACTAACAGAAACAGTCACCAAGACTGAGATTGTCAAGTCAAACATTCCTGTTCAGGAAAGGCCAAAGCAAGTAGACTTAAATGACATACAATGGTATGTTGTCACCGAGCGCAATATGGAAGAGTTCATTGAGCGGTTCGAGAAAGAGAATGGGTCTGTTGTTTTCTACGCTATGTCAGTTCGAGACTATGAAACCCTAGCACTGAACATGTCTGAGTTGAAACGCTATATATTACAGCAGAAAGAACTTATAATCTACTACGAAAAGTCAGTATCTGACGAACCTGAACCGGAGCAAGAAGATGAATTATGATAGAGCATACCGCGCAAGCTGCTTGTCAGCATACGCATACGCCACCGAAGAACAAGTGAAAAAGGCTTGCAAGTCTATAGGATTGACAGGTAAGTTGATCAGCAAAAACGGTGCTGAAGTATTAGTCGCTCGGGGCGGTGGTGAGTTATGGTTCGCATTTCGTGGCACTCAGCCTGATAAATTGAATGACGTTATGGCTGACCTAAATGTAATTCGCAATTCATCAATTGCTGGCGGTAAGGTTCATACAGGGTTCCAGGATGAAGTTAATGAGTTGTGGATGGACTGCCTCAAAGAGATTGAAAACAATAACAACCTAAAGAAGCCAAAGAAACTATTTTTCACTGGCCACTCATTGGGCGCTGCTATGGCTACTATTGCCGCCAGCCGGTGTAGTGCTGAGGAACTATACACCTTTGGGTCGCCGCGTGTTGGTGGTCGTAAGTTCACTAAGAACCTTGATTGTCCGCACTATCGCTTCGTCAATAACAATGACATCGTTTGTACTGTGCCGCCTGCTATACTTGGGTTCAAGCATGATGGTGAGAAGATATACTTCAATGCATATGGGCAGGTTCGTGCGCTTACATCATGGCAGCGAGTTAAGGATTTCTTCCGCGGGATATGGTCTGGTTGGAAACAGGGTAAATTCCTTGATATGTTCACTGATCATGGCATCTGGAACTATATTAAGAATATCGAAGATAATAAAGATAACTTTAAGGTTGACGAATAACATGTATTGGTTTATACTAAAATCTATTCTAGGATCAATTATAGGAAGCTCGTTCTATAACTGGTTTAAGAACACTCGAGTTGGCGTATGGTTGCAGGCTCATATAAACAGGTTTATGGAGTATGTTGCTGTTAAGTATGATATTAAGATTGCTGAGCGCGAAGAAGCTTGGTTAAAGGAATATCCTAATTTGGCGGAAAGAATTCGTGCTCTAGAAGAAGCTAGTGCTCCAGCCAAGAATTCCAAAGTATAAATATACTCACATAACGTGATTACATAATCTATGCAAACCACACAACCCAAATATGCCCAGCCTAAGATAGTGTTTGAGCAAGAAGAACTTAAGAAGGTATCCGTTAGTATGGATTTATTTAATCTACTTGAGGAACGCCGTATCGAGGCTCAACAGCAGCAGGATATCTTGCATAAGAGGATTGGCGCATTGCGTGATGAATTACACAAAGAGATAAGCCAGTCTCATAAAGAAATAATGGTTGAAATTCGCGAGATGAAGGAAGAGCAGCGTGAACATGCGAAGGAAATGTCCAATAGGGTAGCTAAACTTGAGCAATGGAAATGGCAAGCTGCCGGTGGCGTTATTGTCTTTGCCATGCTTTGGCCGATGATAAAAGAATCGATGGGATTCTAAAATAACTCTTGACATTTGATTGGTTCTATTATATAATGAGTACATGAGTAATTATATTGAAAGCAAATACCTAAACCTCCTGTCTGCGCAACTTTCGCACTTCAAGCAGAAGAATGACAATCTATGGAACTTTCGCTGTCCATATTGTCTAGATTCGCAGACTAATTTAAACAAGGCTCGCGGATACGTTTTCCTCAAAGAAGCCTCCTACATATTCAAATGTCATAACTGCGGTCACGGCGCATCCCTCAACAACCTAATAAAGCACGTGAACCCGATGTTGCATAAAGAATATGCCATGGAGAAATTTAAGGATAGCGGTGGGCATAAGAAGGTTGCTAACACAACCACAGCAAAGACCAAGACCGAGTTCAGGTTCAAGAAGAAAGCGAGCTATCTGAAGACTCCACTCGGCAAACTCAAGAAAGTATCCCAGCTAATGCCAGGACATAAAGCCAAGCGATATGTCGTGTCTAGGATGATCCCCAGCAACTACCACTTCAAACTGTTCTACGCGCCCAAATTCTATGAGTTCGTGAATCAGTGTATTCCTAATAAGTTCCCCGAGATATCTAAAGACGAGCCTCGACTGATCATACCGTTTATTGATCAGGATGATAATCTGATTGGATTTCAAGGAAGAGCATTGGGCAACTCAGATCTCAAGTATATAACTATCATGATTGACGAAGATGCGCCTAAGATATTTGGCCTAGACACCATGGATCCTACTAAACCAGTCTATGTTGTGGAAGGTCCAATTGATAGCATGTTCGTAAATAACGCAATTGCGATGGCTGGAGCAGACGTCAGTGGTCTTGATAGGATTTCTGCCGACTATATCTTCGTTTACGACAACGAGCCGAGAAGCGCGCAGATAGTTCGTAGGATAAAGAAATCTATTGATAGAAACCATGCTATTGTATTGTTTCCTAAAAATATTCGTGAAAAAGACATAAATGATATGATAATGTCTGGTATGAGCGTCAGCGAAGTTTCAGAAATTATAAGTAGTAACACCTTTGACGGATTAGCCGCAAAAGCTAAGTTATCAGAATGGAGTAGAGTATGATTTTATCAGAACATATGAGTGAAGACAAACGACTGAGAGCAGTTGTTAGTCACGACTACAAAGTGGAATTGTTCGAAGGAGATAAACTCATTGCTCGTATTCCTGGCGAGAAATGGAACGCTGAAGAGACCGCAGAAGATTGGTGCCTTGGCGAATTAACAGTACGAAAAGTACAAAAACAAACAACTTAATTAGAAGGTATTATATGCTGGGTATGCCAAGCAAGCACCACGGTGTGCGAATAGATTACAACCGTGACGAAGTGATGACAGAACAGGCTGTTAAACTTCTTAAAGATTATTATTGCCGTGACGATGAGACATCCCCACAAGAAGCATTTGCCCGCGCCGCAGCTGCGTACTGTTATGGTGATAAGAAGCTGGCTCAGAGAATTTATGATGGAGCTTCGAAGGGTTGGTTCATGTTCTCTTCACCAGTTCTATCTAATGCTCCTATAAAGGGGGAGAAGGTTAAGGCTCTGCCGATATCTTGTTTCTTGACATACGTTCCTGATACACTTGAGGGGCTGATTGATCATAGCGCAGAGCTGCGCTGGTTGTCAGTAAAGGGCGGCGGCGTCGGAGGCCATTGGTCTGACATTCGGTCAGTATCTGATGTTGCTCCTGGACCTATGCCTTTCCTACATACAGTAGATAGTGATATGACTGCGTATCGCCAAGGCAAGACTCGCAAAGGCTCATACGCTGCATATATGGATATATCTCACCCTGATATTCTTGAATTTATCAATATGCGCATTCCTACCGGTGATGTGAACCGCAAGTGTCTAAACCTACACCATGCGGTAAACTTGACCGATGAGTTTATGGAAGCTGTGCGTGATAATGCCGACTGGGAATTGAAAGATCCTAATAAGTCTGACGTTCGAGAAACTAAAAAGGCTCGGCACCTTTGGGAACTGCTTCTTGAGACTCGATACCGTACAGGCGAGCCATACCTAAACTTCATTGATACAGCTAACCGAGCTATGCCAGAAACCCAACGCGATTTGGGTCTTAGGATTAATGGTTCTAACTTATGTAACGAGATTCACCTGCCTACGAATGAAGACCGTAGCGCCGTATGTTGCTTATCCTCTCTCAACTTGGAGAAATATGATGAATGGAAAGATTCGACTATTGTTGCCGATCTTATTCGTTTCCTTGACAACGTCTTGCAGTTCTTTATTGAAAACGCAGGAGACGAAATTTCCCGAGCAAGGTATTCTGCAGTGCAAGAGCGCAGTTTGGGTCTCGGAGCAATGGGCTATCACAGCTACCTGCAAAAGCACAGAATTGCGTTTGAATCTGACTATGCAGGGCTATTAAACAAATCAATCTTTGAAGATATCCAGACTAAAGCTATCGCCGAGAGTGTAAGGATCGGTGAAGAAAAGGGCGAAGCACCTGATATGGCAGGTACTGGTCGTAGAAATGCGCACTTATTGGCTATCGCGCCTAATGCTAACAGCTCGCTTATTGGCGGTACTTCACCTTCGATTGAGCCATGGAAAGCTAATGCGTTTACATCCCGTACACGCGCTGGTTCGCATTTGACTAAGAACAAGTATCTTGAAGAAGATCTTGAGGCGCTAGGAAAGAATACTACTGAGATCTGGTCGTCAATCATCACCAGCGGCGGCTCGGTACAGCATCTAGACTTTCTATCAGACCGCCTGAAGGATGTATTCAAAACAGCAATTGAGCTTGATCAGGACGTTATCGTCAAGCAAGCCGGTGACCGACAGGAGTTCTTATGTCAAGGTCAGTCTTTGAACATATTCTTCCCATCTGGGGCAACTAAATCGTATCTACATAAAGTACATTTTAATGCTTGGCAATATGGCACAAAAGGGTTATACTACCTGAGAACTGAGACTTCTAACAAAGCAGAGAACGTCTCGCAGAAGGTAGCGCGTGATAGATTGGCTGAATTCAGCGACCCATCTTCTACAGCTGATGATGACACCCAATCCGGCTGTGTTGCTTGCGAAGGCTGAGGATAATGAATCAAATAAAACGAAATATACATATTCTAGGAGAAGTAAATTGGAAGTAACGATCTATAGTAAGAGCAATTGCCCATTTTGTGAAAAGGCTAAGTTTTGGTTCAAATCCCATGGATACAAATTCACTGAGATTAACCTTGATGATGAAGAACAGCGTATGGCGTTCTATCAGAAGATTCCAGGAGCAAGGTCAGTTCCCCAGATCTTCATTGACGAGAAGTTGATCGGCACCTATGATGACTTTATGAAGGTTGCTGATTCATACGTCAAGAAGCAAGGCGGTTTGATGCAGTTTTCAGAGACATATAAGCCATTCCATTATCCATGGGCGGTAGATATTACTACTCGTCATGAGAAGGCTCACTGGATTGAGGATGAGATTGACTTATCTGAAGACGTGACTGACTGGAAAATGGGAAAGATGAGCTTTACAGAGAAAGAATACACTACCAATATTCTACGCCTGTTCACTCAATCTGACGTTGCTGTTGGTCAAAACTACTATGATCAGTTTATCCCTAAGTTCAAGAACAATGAAGTGCGAAATATGCTTGGTTCTTTTGCTGGCCGAGAGGGCATTCACCAACGTGCGTATGCGCTACTTAATGAAACTCTAGGACTATCTGATGCTGAATACCACGCATTCCTTGAGTACAGCGAGATGGCTGATAAGATTGATTTCATGATGGAAGCTGATGTTACTACGGTTCGAGGTCTAGGACTATGTCTGGCTAAATCAGTATTCAATGAAGGGGTGGCATTATTTGCGTCATTCGTTATGCTACTGAACTTCCAGCGTTTCGGTAAGATGAAAGGTATGGGTAAGGTTGTAGAGTGGTCTATTCGAGATGAGTCTATCCATGTTGAGGGCAACTCTAAGTTATTCAAAGCGTATTGCGCCGAGCATCCCCGCATTGTGGATGAAGATTTCAAGAAAGATATATATGAGATAGCGAGGCAAGCTGTCAAGTTAGAAGATAAGTTTGTTGATCTCGCTTATAAGATGGGTGCTGTTGAGGGTCTTGAAGCTTCAGAAGTGAAGCAATATATCCGATATATCACTGATCGAAGGTTGTTACAGCTTGGGCTGCAAACAAACTTTAAAGTTAAAGAGAATCCGTTACCATGGTTGGAGTGGGTACTTAATGGTGCTGACCACACAAACTTCTTCGAGAACCGAGTTACTGAGTATGAGGTAGCAGGTTTGACAGGGGGCTGGGACGAAGCATATAACACAGAGAAGGAATGACACCAAATGCAAGAAGTAACTTACGAACTGGAATGTGATGATTGTGGTGCGGAATATACAATCATCCAGACTGTACCAGAACACGTAAATGAAGACCAGCCAATCTATTGTCCAATGTGCGGAAGTGAAGTTGATATAAGTAATATTGACGAAGAGGATGATTTGGACATGGATCCGGATCATGATGATTTATATTCTGATTTGGACTAATATATGGCAAACCCGTGGGATATTCCTTGGAATTTTGAACATAAACCTTATGACCCTGATGAAGAAGAACTGAAGAAGTGGGTCGGCTTCTGCTATCGTGTTACGGATCTGGAAACAGGCAAGTCGTATATCGGTAAGAAGTTCTTCTGGAGACCGAAAACATTACCTGTCACAAAGACCCGAAAGCGTAGGGTTAAGACTAAAGTACAATCCGATTGGAAGAAGTATTTTGGCTCAAGTGAACAGGTAAAGGAACGTGTCGCTACAGGCGTTCCGTTCAAAAGAGAGATACTGAAGCTGTGCCGTACTAAGGGCGAATGCTCATACTTTGAAGCTAAATTGCAGTTCGAGTATGATGTGCTCCTGCGTGATAACTATTACAACGAGTTTATCGGCTGTAAAATTCACGCCAAACATATAAGTGCATTGAAGGAAGACTTTAATAATGATAATATCAAACAAACACCGATTCATATTTCTGAAGAATCGTAAGATATCTGGCTCAACATTTGAGAGCCTGATGTCGCCTCACCTTGGACCTGATGACGTATGTACAGGTTCACCTACTGACGGAACGCCTCAACTCAATGATAATAGTGGGTTGGGGCATATGTCATGTCATCAAATCAAGAGTCTGTATCCAGAACAGTGGGCGTCTTATATGAAGATTGCCATTGAGCGCAACCCATGGGATAAATGCGTCAGCGCGTTCAGGTGGCATTCCGTAATCAAACCCCACCTCCCTGGGATTGCGGAGCAAGACTTTGGTAAATATCTACGATCGAATGCATCCCTGCTGCCTACAGATTGGGCAAACTACACTGTCGATGATAAGCCGGTTGTTGATGTTTTCTTTTATGAGAATTTAGATATCCTTTATGGGTGGATTCAATTAATCACTGGAGTTGACATTCCTAAGGATTTACGCTATAATACTAAACTGAAGAAAACTGAAAGAAGTCACTACACAGAGTATTATGATAAGGATGACATTGACTTTGTTGCTTCTTTATTCCACAACGAGATAAGAGAATATGGTTATGAGTTCGGAAAAGATTAGACTGTATATTGGTTCGTCATCGAATGGTGAGGATGCGTTGATTGAGGCGGCGTATGAGTATTCCTTGCGCAAGGAAACTGATCGCGAACTAGAAATAGTATGGATGCGGCAAACAAATGACGAGTCGTCATACTGGCATGGCTTTGCTGATCAGAATTGGTCAACTCCATTTTCAGGATTCCGATGGGCTATCCCCGAGCATTGTAACTTCGAAGGGCGAGCGATATACACTGACGTTGATATGCTAAATTTTCATGATATCGGCGAGTTGTTCGATATGGACATGGGCGATCACTACATGCTTGCCCGAGACGGAAAGCGGTTCGGCGGAAAAGAGTTCTGCGTTATCCTTTTTGATTGCTCTAAGTTCAAAGGGTTTATAGCACCCACAGAACAATGGAAAGTCCACGCAACTGCCCATCATCAGTTCATACAGTACTTTGTAAAAACACCAAATCTAGTCGGTTCGCTGCATCCTGAGTGGAATAGTCATGATGGTGATACGTTTCCATTTAAGCAGTTACACTACACCCATATGCCAACTCAACCATGGAAGCCATCTTGGTTCACTGGATTGGCAGAAGAACACCCTAAAGCTGAACATGTTGAATTATTCTGGGCATACGTACATATGGCCAAAGAAAATGGGTATGATCCTGCGGATTATGCGGGTGAAGGTAACGTCAAATATAACATAATAGGTAATTAGTATGCAAGAGTTATACGGTGAGTTACCTCTTGGCTCAGTAATCTTTGCAGCGGCTGACAGCGCGTATTTCATGGAGCATGGACTCCCTTTTTGTATATCGTCAAGTAAGGCTGGGTTCGACACTCATATACATGTAACCAACCCAACCCAAAAAGTTCTGTCATTGGCGGGCATTGTCAATGCCGTGACTGACCGAGCTGTGACATTTACGTTTGATGATGCTGACATCTCTGCGTTGACCGGTGACCAGAAGCGCACGTACTATGCGTGCCTAAGATTTAATGTTCTGCCCACTATACTTGATTCTGCTGGTCGCGTGATGGTGCTTGATATTGATTGCCTTGTGATGAAGAACTTCAAATTCCCAACAATGCAGCCTTGCGGGTATTTCCCTAGACCGAACGAATCGCACGAAGGTATGAAGGTTGCTGCCGGCGCTGTATACTTCACCAAAGGTGTGATGAATATAGCCAACGGGATACGGGATACTCTTGCTGGGTTGCCCCTAAACTGGTTCGCTGATCAGATTGCATTGTCACACGTATTCAAGCAAGTTCCGGAAGAGCATGTTGCTATCTTTGATAACGAATTTATGGACTGGGAGTTTGTCGAAGGTACTGCTATCTGGACTGGCAAGGGTCCAAGGAAATATGACAATCCGACCTATGTGAACAAGAAGATAGAGTTTGCTCAGATGGGGATAACAAAACTTCGAGCTGCGAAGACTGTACTACTAAAGCCGAGACTTGATATTCCTTTCAAAAGGTTTGGTCTACAGATTCGTTCTGACGCTCCTCTGCCCGAGATTAGACAGCATTGGGCTAACTTCGCCGATAGCGTAAACTGTGATTTGACAATAGAGCTCCCGCGATGGATGTTCAACTCAACTATCGAAGGAATGTTAGACCCTGATGTTTCTCTATTGGTGCCACATACGGAGAAACCTCAATGGGGTGGTCTCATTAAGAATAAAACTAAATTCTACATGCAGACGGTGTTCCCTTGGTTATTCACTATTGATAGATGGGGATGGGGCGGCGGTGCTGCATTCTTAGATACATTCAAGTCAGATATGATGTACACTGAAGAAGCGTTCAATACCATGCGTGATTATGCGATTCAAGGCGGTACTAAGTTCGCGCAACCCAAAGATAGCAAGGCACCAAGAATCAACTCCCCAACTATCTTTGTCCCACTACAGCTGCCGCATGACGAGACTATCCTCAATCATGCTGACATAACTGTACCTGAATTTGTGGAGGCTCTGTGTAAATGGGCTGACGCAGATGCCAATAGACCTGATATCATATTCAAAGGTCATCCTGCCAACCTCCAGTCAATGGATCCACTAATACGCATTATACAAAAGTATAATCGAGTCTCATATACCACTAACCTGAACATCCATGAAGTCATACCCCAAGTTGACGCTGTATATGTGATCAACTCTGGCGTTGGTCAAGAGGCAATGTTACATGACGCTAAAGTAGTTGCGTTCGGTGATGCTGAGTATCAGGATGCTGTTATAGAAGGTAATATTGACGACCTTGACTTCACTTGGGCTATGGTTGAGGCTGACGACCCTGTCGCCCGAGCCAATATATACCGTAGATGGTACCATTGGTACATTACTGAGATCACGTACAACACCAGGAATTAATGCTTTACTTTTGTACATGGATGTAGTATAATTGAACTATAACTATGAAGAGGTGAACTATGGAAGTTTTTGGCGCAATTATTGTAACGATAGCATGCATCATAATCGGTCTTTATGGGTCGGTTCTCGCTCAATCAGATGTTGATGCTCGCCGCAAGAATCATGATGCAGGCACCCATGACTACTACGGGAATAAGATCGATGAGTAAGCTGATGAATAATCTAGATGTATTATTTGATACTCTGCGGGAAGAGGGTTGGTATTGCGGATGGGGTTTGCCTTGCTGCCAGTCTTGCGCATGGGGTGCGATTCCTGATGCGCATGAAGAAGGTAAGTACATGGATGAGGAGATTGACCTTGAGAAAGTTCTATTCAATCATGAACAAGACATCGAAGAAGAAGGCGACTGGGAACCATCCTGGGATGAAGATGAGGATTGGCACCCTCGATACTGCAATTCTGATGAAATTGATAACAGTACGTTTTGCTTCAATGGCAGTAAACAGGGTGTCAAGAATTTAACGGCAATCATTCCGCTAATTGAGGCGGCAGGTTGTAAAGTATATTGGAACGGCAAGGGCGATCAGCGTCCTGACATATTTTGGGGAGAAAGTGAATGAGTGGAAATGGGCTAAGGTTTAATCCTTCTGCTAAGTTTCGTGATACGGCGCACAACCAATACTTCTTTGGTTTGATCGAGCTTATATCTACGATCCGCAATCTTAAGATGCAGGGTGGGTTGAATATGATTGAGATCGGATCATATATGGGGGAATCTACTGCTATTTTTGCTATGAGCGGTATCTTCAATTCAATACACTGTATTGATCCGTGGGAAGGTGAGGAAGAGTCTAATAATGAAGGAAACCGAACGTGGGAAGCAGTTCGTACGGAGTTCGAGACCAATACTCGTCAATGGCGACATGGATTCCACCCCAAGGTTTGGGAGTATAAGAACTATAGCCACAAGTGCCACCACCTCTGGCCAGATAATTCGGTAGACTTTATTTACATTGACGGCAATCATTCATATGAATCTGTTAAACAAGATATTGAATTATACTTGCCTAAATTGAAGAAAGGAGGTATAATAGCTGGACACGATTATAAATTCCTCAATATTGATAGTAGGGGTAATTGGGCGACCATTGATAGTCAGTTCCCTGGAACCATCAAGGCGATTGATGAAGTTCTTGGTGGGGTTGACTTTAATTTTTCTGACAGTAGCTGGGCAAAGGTGATAAAATGAATTTAGTTAGGAACTCTCTACAGACTCCTGATGGCACGATTTTGTATTCGCGCCATCGTCATGATTACCGAGAGCATGTAGATGCCAATGGCAAAACCTATATGGTAGATGGCGGACTAGCGTATCATCGCGCTTCTGCTCACGGTGATGAGAAATACCTTAATGTCTGGGATACCGACCCATTCATTGAAGTGCGAGAAGCGGTTGAGTGGGGGAGTTATGGTATAAACGGTGATGAGCCACTGAAGTGGAATAGATTATGCGATATGAGCACCGACCATATTGAGGCAGTGTTGAAAAATGTAAAGACGATTGGTGATACGTATCGCAAAGCGTTTAATTTGGAACTTGAATACAGAGGAATACGGGAAGAATATGAGCAGAGTTAAATTGATCGCAGTTAGTAAGCCAACAGCAGAAACTGGTTGTTATTCAGCCGAGGAGCTGGTAGCATATTCAGCCCGAGTCAGTAATCCCGCTAATCAGAATAATACCAAGACTGCTGGCAAGCTAGTCCGGTATCTGATTAGAGAGAATCATTGGTCGCCTCTAGAAATGGTACACATGACTATGTCAATTACCACTACCCGAGATATATCGCGGCAGATTATACGCCATCGGTCATTCTCATTCCAAGAGTTTTCTCAGCGTTATGCCGAGAGTGAATCATTCACGACTAGGATAGCTCGTTTACAGGATCCTAAGAACCGTCAAAATTCTATTGAGATTATCTCTGATGATTATGGCAGGGGCGGTGAATCGACTGAATCTTCTAATGGCGACCGTCTTGTCGAAGCGTGGAATATGAAGCAGAAGCAATCAATGAATGCCGCTAAAGAAGCGTACCAATGGGCGCTGTCTAATGGCATCGCTAAGGAACAGGCTCGAGCTGTACTGCCTGAGGGAAATACGGAAACCACGCTGTATATGGCCGGTTCTCTGCGGTCATGGGTACACTACTGCGACCTGCGACGAGGAAATGGAACACAGAAAGAGCATATGGTCATAGCTGATGAATGCTGGTCGATAATTAAGCAACACTTCCCTGATGTCGCATTGGCAGTTGAGGAGATGGGCGATGAGTAGCGTGTTGGTCACTGGCGGAGCTGGCTTTATCGGCTCCGCATTATGTGAGCGACTGGTCGAGCTTGGGCATAGGGTCACAAGCATTGATAACTACTCAAACGGTGATATACGAAATCACCATGAGGGCGTGGAGTACCACACTTTGGAAAGCCATCAGCTTCGGTCTTTATTTGACCCAAGTGACTTTGATTATATCTACCACTTGGGAGAGTATTCTAGGGTTGAGCAAAGTTTTGATGATTTTAATAAAGTGATGGAATATAATTACCATGCGTTTCCTCATGTGGTCAATTTCGCTAATGATGGTAATTGTAAGCTGATATACTCTGGGTCGTCAACTAAGTTTGCGGTTGAGGGTAACGGTAAGAGCATGAGTCCCTATGCTTACACCAAAGCCCAGAATACTGAGTATCTAAAGGCGTTTTCTCAATGGAATGACCTCAATCATGTTATCGTATACTTCTACAACGTATATGGTGATCACGAAAGGTCTAACGGTAAGTATGCTACAGTTGTGGGTAAGTTCCTAAGAATGTATCAAGAAGGCGCTCATAGTTTGCCCGTCACATACCCAGGAACACAGCTGCGGAACTTCACTCATATTGATGATGTGGTCGATGGGCTGTATATTGCTGGATTTGAGGGGTATGGTGATGGTTATGGTATTGGTCATGATTCGAAGTTTAGCATCCTCGAGCTTACTGATATGTTTGATTTAGAGGCTGACATGATGCCTCCTGCTCATGGTAATCGTATGGATGGCGAGCTAAACTCTAAGAAACTCAAGGACTTGGGCTGGGAAGCTAAACGAAATCTTTACGATTATATAGAGGACAGAATCTTTGAAAGTTAAAATTGGTAAGTATCCGACGCACCGTTGGTATCATAATTGGCTCTTTGAGAAGCTCGGCTGGAAGAATGAGAACAAGGTCAAAGTTCGCATTGATCCTTGGGATACTTGGAGCATGGATCATACACTTGCTCACATTATTGTTCCGATGTTAAAGCAACTGCGGGAAACTAAGCACGGCAGTCCTTATGTGTACCCAGAAGATGTGCCCTCCGAATTGCGACCAAGTTCTGACCAGCTGCTCCAATACACAAAGGATGGTACCATTGATGATAACTACCACAAGCGTTGGAGCTGGGTAATAGGTGAAATGATCTTTGCCTTTGAGAGTAAGACTGACGATTGGGAAGACCAGTTTCATTCTGGAAAGACAGACTTTGAGTGGATACCCAACGAAGACGGTAGCCTCTTTGAGATGACACGTGGACCCAATCATACCGCCAAGATTGATATGGAAGGGTTAAATGCATACCAAAACAGGATCTCAAATGGGTTCCTTCTATTTGGCAAATATTATGAGGGGTTGTGGGACTAATGGATAAGAAACTAAAGAGATCACCTCACTGCCTGTCTGACCTGAGAATGATAATACTTGAAGAACGCAAACTGAAAGCAAAGGAGTTTGATGGGATGTTCCTGACATACCCCAATGTAAAGTTTGCATTACAGTCAGCCCATGAGGGCATATGGACTATATACAAGGGGAAGAAAGTTGAGTCTGTAACGACTAAAGAATTGAAAGAAAACATTGACATTTACATTAAAAAGAGGTAGAATATGTTAAGTAAGTTTATGAAATCACGTGCCGCCATCGGTACTGGTATGACAATTGGTTTAGTTGGTCTAGTAACTGGGTTCGTTCTGTTTGACCCAGTCCAGCTAATCGTGAGCGCGACCCTAATCGCATTGGAAGTTGATATGTGGATTGATAGCAGGAAGGAGGTCGCAAATGCCAATTAAGTTTAAGCAAAGCTCGAGAAAGAAGAATGGGCGTATGCAGCACTCATATATGCACACAACCCCAGTCTCTGAATTGCAAGACGCGCTAGAAAATAGAAACACTCCTGCCAAGCTGAAAGGTAAGATCAGAAATTACCTACAGAGTAAGAAAATCGAGGTCGCGAAGTAATGAGCCTGACTATTATTGATGACACTGAAGTTGAGGCTCTTGGTCCAACTGATGATGGGACTTATACCGGCGCTAAAGGTGGCACCGAGATGATGGCTGACAGGATCAAGGGATTGATCACTGAAATGGGTATTGAAGACAAGATTAACGTGATACATTCACGAGTTCGTAATGTTGATACGAGTAAGCGCAACCTATTAGTGCTACACGACCTATTCAATGACCCCGAAGTTTCCCACCTAAAGGATGTCGACAGCAGGAATCGGTTCGACAAGCTGATATTCGTCAGCAACCAACAGATGCAGACTTATAATCTAGCATTGGGGGTGCCGTATCAAAGTTCGCTGGTAATGAAGAACGCCATCGACCCAATTATGCTTGATGAGGCGAAGCCCACTGATAAAATCAACATCATCTATCACACAACTCCGCACCGTGGATTAGAGTTACTCGTCCCTTGCTTTGAGAAGCTGGCTGAGACGAATGATAACATTCACCTTGACGTATACTCGTCATTCTCGATATATGGATGGGAAGAGCGCGATAAGCAATACCAACCTCTGTTTGATCAGATCAAAGCCCACCCCCAAATGACATATCATGGGTATCAACCTAATGATGTGGTCAGAGAAGCGTTGAAGAAGGCGCATATCTTTGGTTATCCTAACATCTGGCCAGAAACCTCATGTATCGCTGTACTTGAGGCGATGAGTGCTCAATGCGAGGTAGTATGCCCCAACCATGCGGCATTATTCGAGACCACAGCTGGATATGCCCGAGAGTATCAGTTTGCCGAGGATCGTCAGGTACATGCGAATATCTTTGTCAACGTGCTGAATCAAGCCATCGAGAATATCCGTAGTAAAAACACTGAAGCTAAGTTATCAACAGCCAAACGTCACATTGATACGCATCATAGTTGGGAAGTGAAGAAGCAGGAGTGGGCATCGCTGTTCAGTGCTATATTACAATAAGTTATATGCATATAACGAAATACTATAAAAATAGTTAAAATAGTTCTTGACAAAAAGTCTGCAATGGTCCATAATACCCGTATTGATTAATTGAAAGAGAGATGTATTATGACTGTTCGAGTTTTCCAATATGATTTGCCCCGTGACTATTCTCCTGCTGAGCTGGAAATGTACCGTGAATTAACAGTGTTTGGCGCTGCTTCTTACGATGAAGAAAAGCATGCTGAACTGTTTGAGTACAAAGCGTCACTTAACACTGACTCACTTGATGAAGCATTTATGATATTGAATCGTTGGAATGACTCTGACCTCGAGAAGATCGAGTATATCGAAAAGATGTGTAAGTCTATGTCGGTCGGCGATATCCTTGAACTTGAGGTTGATACGGTTGTAACTACTTATATGGTTGATCGTGTAGGGTTTACGGAGATCCGTGAGCCAACTATTAATTGCTTCGCGCAGGTAGCGTAATATGATAAGTAATAAAGAAAAAGCAGTGGCCGTGGCGTGTGGATTACTCGCTGCGGTGTTTATATCGTTCGTGATGAACTCAATCGTAAAGGTTCTTGACCAACCTGACGTCCATTATAGCAATTCTACCGGTGAGTGCGTAAGAGTTCTTAATTATACCGAAGATGACGCTATTGAAATGTACAGTTGTGATAACCTTCCTTCTATGTATCGTAAAGTTTGGGTGAAATAAGATGGCTAAAGAACCAGAGAAGCATGTCCGTAAGAAGATTCGTAAACCTCGTAAAGCAATGAGTCCTGAGCAAAAGGCTGCTGCTATCGAGCGGTTGGCTAAGGCTCGCGAGAAGCGGTTAAAGGAAAATCCCCCTCAGTATAAGAATATCCACCCTGCCGTGCTTGAGTTAGACGATGAACATCCTCTACGTATGGAACGTGTTAAGGCGTGGATCAAAACTCAGCGTGAACTCGCGGCTGAGCATCGTAAGAACGAGCGTGCCGGCGTCAAGGGTGCGACTGCGAAGCGTGTTAATGCTGAGTCTTATGCTCGATCTATGCAGAATTATCTTGAGAGCAGTACGTGGACTGATATGTTTTATGGTGAGTTTCGTGAGCACCGTATGAACCGTGTCTGTACTACTATGGCATATGAGCCTGACGGGACACCAAAGCGCACTTATGGCGTGTACTATCTTGACCTCGGATATATCTATGGCTATTCTGAGGAACGAGGCGGTAAGCCAGCTGGATGGAACGCTGAGACATATGTTCCCGAGGATACCCCTGAGGCAATGACGCAAGTAAGAACTCAATCTAATGATCTGGAGAATTTCTTTGAGTAAAGTTATTGATTTTAGTAAGGCGAAAGCAAAGAAACACGGCGTGGTCGAGGTGGCCGCCGAAGCTGTTCGGGAAGATCGTCAGTATGAGGTCGATGCGACTGAAGAGGTGGTACAGGGTTATATTAATCAATTGCTAGATGAGTTGATGGATTTTGATCTAGCGGATGAGAGTGCTGAGTTTTCTCGGGACTTCATCTTTGCCACCGAGGGATTGCGGTCACTTATAATGCGAGCGCGTGGTCATAATCACTTCTTACAAGATGTGGTCGATAGCCTGATAGAAGTCCAGTATAATGAGGAAACCGATGAGGTATATGGCAATTGGCTACTCGATAAAGAAGATATGGAAGCGCAGGATCCTGAAGAAGAATAAGTTGACATTTGTTAAAAGGTATGCTATAATAGTATAACAACCAATTAATGAGTAAATAAAGATGATACTCCTAGATCTAAACCAAGTAATGATCGCTAACATGATGAAGCATATCGCCATGAGTGGTCAAGAATTTAATGAAGAGCTGGTTAGGCATATGGTGCTTAACAGCCTCCGCAGCTATAAGACCAAGTTCAGCGCGCAGTATGGTGAGATGATTATCTGCTGCGATGACCGCAACTACTGGCGCAAAGATGTATTCCCATACTATAAAGCCCATCGTAAGAAGGATCGTGAGAATTCATCTGTCGATTGGAGTAAGGTATTCAATTCCTTGAACAAGATACGTGAGGAGCTGAAGGAGTTCTTCCCATATCGCGTGATACAGGTTGAGCACGCTGAGGCTGATGATGTCATTGGTGTACTCGCTACTCGTCACGGTGTATGGCTGAATAACGAAACCTCTGAGCGTATCCTGATACTGTCAGGTGATAAGGACTTTGGTCAGTTACAGAAATACAGTAATGTCGACCAGTTCAGCCCCATCACTAAGAAGAATATCACCATCAAGGATCCGAGGCGTTTCCTACGTGAGCATATTATGCGCGGCGACCGAGGTGATGGTATTCCTAACTTCCTATCATCTGATAGTTGTATCATGACAAGCGAGCGCCAAAAGCCTCTGGCAACTAAGAAGATAGACGTATGGGTTGATCAAGAGCCAGAGCAGTTCTGTACTGGCGATATGCTACGGAACTATCGTAGGAATGAGCAACTGGTTGACCTTGATATGGTGCCTCAAGAGATTAGTGATCAAATCAATGAGAAGTTTGATAACTATGAGAAGCCAGCCAAGCGTGGTCTGCTCAACTACTTCATCAAGTTCAAGCTAAAGAATCTTATCGAATATATCGGAGATTTCTGATGTATTATATATCAAGTGGTGATAGGCGGTTAGGCACATACGATAGTTTGGAAGAAGCGATGAATGCTATGGAAGAGTTCACTACAGTTGGCGGATATGATATGGTTATTGTTGAGAAGGTGTCATAATGGCTAAGACGTATATTCATGTGAATCAACATAAGATCCGTGCTAATTTGAAGCATGGGAAGGATGATCCGGTCATCACAGTCAAGTCAGGCAAAACGAATAAATATTGTCATGACGTGGAGATACTTGGCCCAAGTAGGGTTATGTACTCTGAAACTGATAAACCCATACTATCGTGCGGTGCGCGTGTAGTAATAGTAACTGAATCTGATGTAATAACACATCTACGTGAGGAAACAAATGCGACATAATACTTTTCATGAAGTCTTCCAAAAAGTATCGGATGCTCCGATCAAGAAAGACAAGATAGCCATCCTGCATAAGTACAGTAGTGCGGGGATGAAGCAAGTCCTAGGATACACCTATGACCCCAATGTCAAATGGCTGCTCCCTGACTCCGATCCCCCATACAGACCACTCCCTAAGTCAGCTGATCAAGAGGCTCGACTCATATCTGAATTGCGGAAGATGTACCTATTCGTTGATGGTCCAACTGATACGCAGAAGAACCTGAGTCCCGCCAAGCGCGAGAGCCTGTTCATCCAAATGCTAGAAGTTGTAGATCCTGATGACGCAAAGGTTATCCTCGGCATGAAGAACCGCAAACTACTATACAAAGGTCTGACCAAAAACCTAGTAGCAGAAGCGTTTCCCAACCTAGCAAAAGACTGGAACTAAGAAGAAGGTAGCATCACTATGGCCAATAAGATTAAGAAACGCTTCAAGCAATACACTGAAGATAATCTAAGGGTTAAGAAACTCAAAACTGAAGCTCGGCATAATGCTAAGATAAAACTTGAAGGAGCCACCGCTAATATGCAGTGGGAAGAAATAGATTATGAATCAACTCAAAGCAGCAGCCATAATAGGTAATGGACCAAGCCGTGAACCTATTGATCTCTTCACTCTGGCTTTAAATGCTACTACATTCGGATGTAACGCACTCTATCGTGACTTCGGGGTACTTGATTACCTCGTAGCCATCGATGAGGGTATGATCAAAGAGATAGAAAGCCATAGGTCACTGCTACCCAACACCACTATCATATTCCCGCCTGAAGATGAGAGGTGGGAGTCTGCTGAGTATAGCGTCCCCCGCCGCAGATCTAATGCTGGTATGAATGCTATGTCTGAGGCTATCAAGCTTGGTCATAATGTACTGTATTGTCTAGGGTTTGACTTCATACTCGAGGGCAAGGAATCAGTTGGTAATGTCTACAAGGGTACAAAGAACTATGGACCCGAGACAGCTGCCCAAGAGGCTGATTCATACTGGCGCATACGATACTTTGAGTGGTTTGCTCGACAACACCCTGACGTAACAATCATAATGGTCATCCCTGACGATGGCAAGAATCATCAGATCCAAGCTGACAATGTTAAAGGTATGCGGTTAAGCAAATTCACCAGTAAGCTAGACAAAGGATAACAGAATGTCATTAGAATGGACTATTATAGTGTTGGGGTTTGTTGTAGCTAACACATACTTTTCATACAGGTATGGGTTTGAGCAGGGGGAGGAATCAGGCATCGCTGCTCTACTAGCAACGCTGATATCATCTGAAGTCATAGTGATGGACGAAGATACTGGTATAATAAAGGCTAAGAAGGAGAATACTCCCAATGACAATGCCAAATGAACGCCGATGGGCGGTGAACAATACACGACAGTTCCTAATGGATCTAATGGATCCTAAGAAAACGCCAAGAGTACCATCGGCTGTGCGCAAAGAAGCGTATCGATGTATTAAACATTATCCAGGCGAGTACTATATGCTGAAAGCATCGGAACAAGCACCAGAAATATTCGGTGAATGGGATTCGGGGTGGGGTGATGAGTAGTACAATAAATGAAGATTACCG